GAGACAAGGGGGCAACCCTGACTCACCTCGGAACCGCATCGTCGGTTCTGTACGGTGTTTCGCCCGAGTCGACATGGCTAAGCCTGATGCCGGGTCTGAACAAGCTTCGGGTTTATGCCCCCGGGGTTGGGGTGCCATATTCGATCACGTACACGACGAGATACGGGGGTTTGTAGTGGAGATCTACACACTCGACCCCCTACTCCGCCGGCAGTACGTGACCGACAAGTTCTCGTCGCTTATTTGGACGGAACGGTGGCAGACGTACGGCGACTTCCAGCTGAACGTCGTCTCAACCCCTCAGAACCGAAGTCGATTCAAGGCTGATACATATTTGGCCATGAACAAGTCCAACTACGTCATGCGCGTCGAAACCCTCGAGGACGACGTTGACGCGAACGGACAGAAGCTCCTTGTTATCAAGGGGCGGTCGCTGGAGGCCATCCTTGACGACAGGGTGGCCTTCTCGGCCGAGATCGATACGACCACAACTCCGAAGTGGATCATAACGGACACTCCGGCCGCTGTGGCTCGCAAGGTCTTCCACGATATTTGCGTCACGGGCGTACTCAACACCGCGGACATCATCCCATTCATACACGAAGGGACGTTCCTCAACACGAGTACCATCGCCGAACCGATCGACCCCGTCACGCTCGAGATGGAGCCGAACACTGTTTACGCAGCCATCACCGAAGTCTGCAAGACCTGGAATCTCGGTCTTCGCATGCTTCGCCGGGGCGATCTGTCTCAGCTGTACTTCGATATTTTCGCCGGCAGCGACAGAACAACCGCCCAGACAACTCTGCCGTCCGTCGTATTTGCTCCGGAGCTGGACAACCTACAGAACACCAAAGAGCTGACCACCATTGACACGTCAAAGAACGTGGCATATGTGTTCTGCCCGGTGGGGTTTGCTGAGATTTATGCTCCGGGGGTAGATCCCGAGGTAGAAGGGTTCGAACGTCGTGTTCTTCCCGTAAACGCATCGGATATCACGGATACTACCGGGCTCACTGCGAAACTCGCTCAGCGAGGGTACCAGGAGCTCGCGAAGTACCGGATTCTCCAGGCATTCGACGGAGAGATCAGCCAGAACAGTAAGTACGTCTACGGACGTGACTACAACCTCGGCGATCTGGTCGAGACGCGAAATACTGACGGCGTCACGAATAACATGCGTGTTACCGAGCAGATCTTCGTGGAGGACGACAACGGAGAAAGGGCGTATCCGACACTGGCCCTCAACACGTTCATCAACACCGGTTCTTGGCTGTCTTGGACCAGTGATGAGGCTTGGTTCGATCTCAACGCCGACACGACTTCGGTCTGGGGTAACCAGCCCTGATATTTGTGAAGGAGGTTTGACATGGCAGTCGGAGATCAGGCTGCAGCCGCCGGTTATTCGGTAGTGCCGGACACTGGCGAGGAAGGTCGAGTTCGTTGGGGAGGTCGAGAAATCAACCGTACCCGCGACTACATCGCTGCGGTCTTGGCGCTGATTCCCACGGGAAACGCGGCATACCGTACCTCTTCCGGCATATCCTCTGGCACTGCGAACCCCACCGGCGGAGTCGACGGAGACGTCTACTTCAAGGTCATCACGTAGGTGATCGATGACTAGCTGGGATTACACCAACAGCGCCGGCGGTACCCTTAGAATCACGGACACTGGCGATACCGTCGAGTTCTGGTTCAAGGCGAAGTGGGAGAGTGACGTCTGGAACAACCTTGGCTTCAACTACACGGCCAACGGTTCCACGACGTCCAAGACGATCGACTACCACACCGGCGCTGATTGGCAGAAAGTCGGATCCGTCAACATCACGGATTCCCAGACTGTCACGTTCCGGCTTACCACCGATACGAACGTTTCGGGTATCGGTGGTCCTTCGTCGTTCAGCCATTCCATCAGCCGAGATGGTCCGCCGGACGCACCGCACACGCCTACCGTATCCGGCATCAAGGCCTCTTCGGTCGTGGTGTCGTTTACGGACGGCAGCAACAACGGCGATGCGATCGACTCGCGTCAAATCCGGTACGACAACAACTCCGATGCGTCTTCAGCTACTACCGTCAGTTCAGACGGCTCAACGACGATCTCGGGTCTGTCACCGGCTACGACGTACTACTTCTGGGCCAGGACTCACAACTCTTTGGGGTGGAGTCCTTGGTCTGGAAGGGCTAGCGCCAAGACTGTTTCCGTTCCGCCGGCGCCCAGTGCTCCGCTTCTCTCCAGTGTTACCGCCACGACCGTGGATGTTTCCTGGTCCGAGAACGGAAACGGTGGAAGCGCTATCACGGCCCGCCAAATCGGGTACGGGCAGATCCCATTCTCGCCCACAACGACGGTATCGGCTTCTTCACCGCAAGTAGTCACGGGTCTGTCGCCAGGCGTCACGTACTACTTCTCTGTCCGTGTGCAAAACACCAACGGCTGGAGTGACTGGTCCAAACCGACGTCCGCGAGGACCGTTGCTGGCGCCTATGTCAATGTCGCCGGCGTATGGAAGCTTGCTATCCCCTACGTAAGAGTTGGTGGCGTCTGGAAACAGGCTGAGGCTTGGACCCGGGTCACTGGCGAGTGGGAAAGAACAATTTCATAGCAAGCTATTGGTCTCTCATCGACGTGAAATAGGGGAGGATATCTAGTGAACATTTGGCTTCAGATAGCCCTGACCTCGGTCACCACCGTGTTCGCTTCGTCGGGCTTCTGGGCCTATCTGAAGAGCCGGAGCAAGACGCTGGACGCCCGGGATCGTCTCATGATGGGCATCGCTTTCGACAGGATCACCAACTATGGTCCTGCGTACATTCAGCGCGGATGGATCACCGCCGACGACTACGAAGAGCTCAGGAAGTACTACTTCGAGCCCTACAAGGCTCTCGGCGGAAACGGCACGGCCGAGATGATCATGGAGCGGGTTGCGCAACTCCCGTTCAGTCATCACAACAAGTACGACGCCATACTTCCTGCACAAGAAGAGAGGTTTGTCAACAATGTCCGAGTCATCCGGCCAGACCGCAGCGAAGAAACCCCTCCTGAGTGACGGGGCCTACGCGACGCTGAAGCATTCGGCGGCCATCGTGCTGCCGGCTCTCAGCGCCCTCTACTTCGCTCTCTCGCAGATCTGGCACTTCCCGCATGCGGAACAGGTCATGGCGACCATCGCCGCGTTCAACACCGCCGTAGGCGCCTTGGTCGGCATTTCCGCCATGTCCTACAACAAGAGTGACGCGAAGTACGTGGGGACCCTGGTGCGAAGCGAAACGGACGACAGAATCCTCTATTCGCTCCAGCTCAACGACGACGCGCCGGCGCTCGATCACCTGACCGAAGCGAACTTCAAGGTAGCGGATCAGTAGCCCCTAGAGGGGTCGCACAAAAAACTTCGGTTATAATGAGACCCCTATCACAGGAGACGCTATGATCAACAGCATCCTCACCTCTAAGCCCGACATGCTCGAAGAGGTGACCGCCGCTGCGCTCAAGCAGCTGCTGGATTCCGACCTCGGTACCGAAGAGTACGGTCGTCGACTCGACCAGATCGTCACGCTCTACGCGCTGAAGAAGCAGGACGCTTCCAACCGCGTGAGCAAGGACGTCATCTGGACGGTCGTCGGCAACCTCGCCGGCATCGGGATGATCCTCAGCTACGAGCACGCACGCGTGATCACCTCGAAGGCATTCAGCTTGATTCTGAAGCCCCGCTGACCATCTGCACCACCTGACAGGACATCAAAACATGAAGGACGTTTAGACCACAAATCTACACGTCCTTTGTGTTTTCATTTTCTGTCCCCTTCGCAGGAATAACTCAGCTTATTATGAGACCCCTACGAAAGGACCCCGTCATGCGAGAAATCGTGTTCGACTTCAGCCTGACCAAACCTCTTACCCCCGACCTCCCCATGAGCAAATTCCCCAAAAAGCACGTTGACCGGATGTTCACTAAGAAGACCCATCGCCTCGATTGGACGCGATACCTTCTTATTGGACTGATGTACAAGTACGCTCAAGAAGGAA